GTTGATCAACCCACCCACCCAAGAAAGGACCCTGACCATGGACATGACCAAGCTTCTCGAGCGCGTGCGCAAGCTGCTCGCCATCGCCAACGACACTCGAGCCAACCCGAACGAGGCCGCAGCTGCGGCAGCGCAGGCCGAGAACATCATGCGCAAGTTCAACATCGAGCACGCCGATGTGCTGCTCAAGCGTGTGCAGTCCGGTGAGGAGGAGTTCGAGACCGCCAACGTCAGTGCCTTTATGAAGCGTGATGTCGACAACGGCCACGTCGCCAAGCGCAACCCCAAGTGGGCCGGGTGGCTGGCTGTGCGCGTGGCTCGCGTCAACGACTGCGACGTCCGCTACACCTGGGACGCAAAGCGTGGCGCGGCTGTTCAGTTCTGTGGCTACAAGAACGACGTCCAGGTGGCCGCATGGATGTTCGACTACCTGCTGGGCTGCATGATCAACGACGTCCGCGCATGGCAGAAGACCGCACCGCGCGGCAAGATCGAGTCCAATGCCTACCGCGACGGGTTCATCACCGCCGTGTGCAGCAAGCTGGCCAATCTGCATCGCGAGCGAGAGGCTGAGATGCAGCAGCAGTCCAACACCACCGCACTCGTCGTGGCCAAGGCTGCGGCCATCGCTGAGCACTTCGGCAACTTCAGCTACGGCAAGGCCAGCACCACCCAGGTGCGCGACCAGCGTGCCTTCATGGCTGGTGTGGAAGCTGGTCGCAAGGTGGACGTCGCTCGGCGCGGACTGACCACCTCGGCCAGTGCGACGCTGGCCATTGCTGGTTCAAAATCTGCCGGGTGATGTGCTCTCTCAGGCATAATCACCCGGCACTCATAAAGGACCTGACGCCATGGCCATCTTGCGAGACCGTGCGGCTGTGCTCACTGCGAGTGACGATGACCTACTCGAGACCTATCGCGCAATGACTGGACAACTTGATCACTCTGGCTTCGCATGTCGCGAGGCACTGGAGATTCAAGCCAGCATGGCGCTGCTCAGTGGTCAGTACAGAGCCGAACAACTCGGGGTTGCCAAGGACCAACATGGCAGCACCCATCCGCTCACGTTGGCCGAGGCCACTGAGCGTGTTGCGAATCGCAGCAATGGTGTCACTGGTGCGCGCACCGCTGCTGTGTTCAATCATCAGCGCACCACATTAGGAATCGACGACATGGCGAGCGACAAGACCAAGGCCACCAAGGCCGCACCCAAGCCCAAGGCACCCAAGGCCGAGGCGACCGAGGCTGCCACGCGCGGCCGCAAGCCCACCAACCCCTCGTTCAAGCTGACGGGCGAAGGCAGCACCAACGTGCGCGCCTCGTCCAATCGTGGTCAGATCCTGGCGCACCTCGCGGAGCTGCCCGGCAAGAAGGCCACCACCGAGGAGCTCAACGCCACGTTCGGCCGCAACACCCTCGGCGACCTGCGCGTGCTGGTTCGCCTGGGCCACCTGTCCGAGCTCGCATGAGCAAGCCGCGCGAGTGCATTGTTGGGGCTGGGCTCGCTGGCCTCATCGCTGCGCACGCGTGGCCGCGAGCCACGGTGATGGAGGTCGCGCCGCAACCTGCGGCCTCCCACCGTGCGCTGCTGCGGTTCCGCACCGACGCAGTGAGCACCCTGACTGGCGTGCCGTTCAAGCAAGTGCGCGTCAACAAGAGCGTGTGGTTCCGTGGCCGACATGGCGCGGCCGACATCCGCACCGCCAACATGTACACACAGAAGGTGTTGGGCTCGCTGGTTGGCGATCGCAGCATCTGGAACACCACGCCCGTCGATCGGTACGTGGCGCCCGAGTCGCTGTACGAGCAGTTGATCGAGTCCGTTGGGCCGCGCCTGCTGTGGGGCACTGCTGCTGACTATGAAGCCACGAGCGCAACGCGCCAGCTGCTGGTCAACACCGCACCACTGCCCGTTGTGCTCGATGCGCTGCACATCAATTACGAGCAAGAGTTCCGGCGTGCGCCGATCGCTGTTGCGCGCTACCGCGTGCCTGGAGCCAACGTGTTCCAGACGGTGTACTTCCCAACGCACGAGCACAGCGTGTATCGTGCGAGCATCACCGGCGATCTGCTCATTGTCGAGCATGCTGGTGAGGAGCACAATGGCGACTGGCTTGATGATGTGTTGATGGCGTTTGGTCTGAACCACGCCGACTTCATCGACTTCAACTCTCAGCGCTACGGCAAGATCGTCGATGTCGATCCGGCGTGGCGCAAACAGAAGCTGTTGTCGTTGACCACGCACTTCAACATCTACTCACTGGGCCGGTTCGCCACGTGGCGCAACATCCTGCTTGACGACGTTGTTCACGACATCACAGTCATCAAGGCCATGGTCCGCAACACAGGAGGCGACTACGACAGGCATCGTTCTGCACTCGGATCATAAGCTTGCCCGATCGGCTGCGGCCGAGCGATAATTCGGGCTCACTCAGAAAGGACCTTCAGTGAACATCTTCTTCCTCGACCCAGACCCTTGCGTGGCCGCGCGAGCGCACAACGACAAGCATGTCGTCAAGATGCCGCTCGAGACCGCGCAGATCCTCAGCACCGTGTACCATCAGTTCGGCGTGCCCGCACCGTACTTGCCCACCCACAGCAAGCACCCTTGCACACTGTGGGCTGCGCGCAGCCGCAGCAACTACGCATGGCTCGTGCGGCTGGGCCTCGCGCTGTGCGACGAGTACTACGCTCGCTTCGGTCATCGCCGCCAGCGGCAACACGCTAGCGCCCACGTAATCGAGCAGCTGAGGGAACCCCCTGCGCCCCTCCCCGAACTCGGCCCTACGGAGCCGGCACAGGCCTTGCCGGAGCCCTTGCGCGTCGCCGCCGACCCGGTCGCTGCGTACCGGGCCTACTACCGCGCCAACAAGGCGCACATCGCCACCTGGACCTTGCCCGGGCTGCGGCCCGACTGGTTCGACCAACCCATGGAGCTCGCCTCATGCTGATCTGCGGAATCAAACTCACTCACGACGGCAGCGTGGCCGTCATCGACACCGACCACGATGACATGCCCAAGCTGCTGTTCAGCACCGAGATGGAGAAGCTGAACAACGGCGCACGCTATGCCAAGATCGACGATCCGAGCGTCATCAAGCAGGTGCTCATCTCCGAAGGCTTCGTACTGAAAGACATCGATGCGTGGGTGCTCGATGGTTGGAAGGGTGGCCGCGCCAATGGGTTGCCTGTCGAGAGCTACCACGAGTTCGATGGTGGTGCCGAAGGTGACTTGATGGCGAGCCTTGTCGGCGGTGAGCTGCGCATCGGCGAGTTCATTGCACCCTATCGCTCGTACCGTCACATGGCCAGCCACATCATCGGCAGCTATGTCGTCAGTCCTTGGGGGCGCACGTGCGAGCCTGTGTATGCGGTCACCTGGGATGGTGGTCAGAATCCGCGCGTGTACTATGTCGACCCCGAGTCCACACCGAGCCTGATCTATGTGGGCACTGTGATGGAGTTCTACGGCATCATCTACAGCATCATGGGCTACTACTTCGGCCCATACAAGAACGCAGAGGTGATGGCGCGGCAGATCATCGGTGCGGCCGATCCGCTGTATGGCGGCTACGAGACCCCTGGCAAGTTGATGAGCTACATCGCGCTCGGCAATCTCGATCGTGGGCTGTATGATCGCATGCTCGAGATCTATGTCGGCATGGAGCGCGAGCTCAAGGCTGGCATGTCAAGTCGCATGCTGCTCGATTACAACCAGAATGGAATCTTCGAGCACGCATTCATGCGTCGTGTCAAGAGCGCAGTCAGTGATCAAAGCGACGCCACTGTGCTGTACACGTTGCACATGCTGCTGCAGCAACTGCTCGTCGCGCGCACAGCGAAGATCGTGCCCAAGGGTGCGCGGCTGATCTTCACCGGAGGATCAGCGCTCAACATCAAGTGGAACAGTGCGCTGCGCGACTCTGGTCACTTCCGTGGTGTGTGGGTGCCTCCATTCCCCAACGACACCGGCACTGCGCTCGGTGCTGCGGCCTGTCACATGGTGCAGCAGGAAGGTCGATGGGCCATGGACTGGAGCGCATACGCTGGGCCGCAGCTGAAGCTGGGCAACGTCAAGTCCGGCATCAAGATGAGTCCGGCGCAGCTCGGTCGCTACATCGCAGCCAACCCAGAGGAGCCGATCGTCGTGCTGCATGGCCGCGCGGAGGTTGGGCCTCGTGCGCTGGGCCACCGCAGCATCCTGGCTGCGGCCACCGTCGCCGACAACAAGCGCAAGCTCAACGCCATGAAGCTGCGCGAGGACTTCCGACCCGTTGCGCCGCTGTGCCTGGAGCAGTACGCACCGCTGGTGTTCGAGCCTGGCACGCCGGACCCCCACATGCTGTTCGAGCACTGGGTGCGCCTGGACTGGGAGCACCGCGTGCCTGCTGTGGTCCACCTGGACCTGAGCGCGAGGCTGCAGACCATCAACGCCGAGCAGTGCCCGGTGGTCACGGAGATCCTCACTGCGTACCATGCTGAGACGGGCATCCCGTTGCTGTGCAACACCAGCGCCAACTACAACGGCAAGGGATTCTTCCCGGACATCGAGTCGGCACTGCGCTGGGGCGGCACCCGGTACGTGTGGGCCGATGGTGCGCTGTACTCCAAGTTCAATCTGATCTGACTGAGGACCCCAGCATGAATGTCACACTCATCAACCACACAGCGGATGCGGAAACGCTGCTGCTGTTCACCAAGGCCACTCGGCTCACGCTGAGTCCTGCTCTCATCAACGAGATCCGCGCGTGGCCTCCGGAGCGCAAGCGTGAAGAGCTCAAGTACATGGCCAACACGATCCCCAGCAGCTGGGAGTTCGTCGAGTACACGTTCTTGGTGGAGGGCGTGAGCCGCGCCTACACCCACCAGCAGGTGCGCACGCGTGCGGCCAGCTACGCTCAGCAAACCATGCGCGTGCTGGACATGGGCGAGTTCGACTACGTGTTCACCGAGCGCAATCTCGAAGACCGCGCGGCCGAGGCTCTGATCAAAGACTGCCTCAAGAAGATCAAAGCGACCTACAAGTCGCTGATCGCACTTGGGCAGGCACCCGAGGATGCGCGCGGCATCCTGCCCACCAACATTGCGACCAACATTGTGTGCAAGTTCAACCTGCGCACATTGAGCGAGCTGGCTGCTTCGCGCACCGGTGGCCGCACGCAGCGCGAGTATCAACGCGTGATCAACGCAATGGTCGACAAAGTGCTGCTCGTACACCCGTGGGCTGAAGAGTTCCTGTTCCGCCAGCAGCGCGACTACTTCGCAGAGATCGAGGCATTCGCAGATCGCGAGTACGGTGGCAACTTGCTCAAGAAGGGCGAGCTGCTGAAGATTGTTGACAAGATGCGCAAGGAGCAGCGATGATCGAAGAGGACCGACTCAATCTGGCGCCCGAGTGGATGCAGCGGCTGGTGCGCCAACTCAACTACAAGGGCATGCCGCCCAACATCAAGCTCAGCGAGCTGATGGACTGGTGCCTGCGCAACAACTGGGAGCTCACCATGGCTCCCGCACCGAAGGACAAGAAGCTGTGAGCGACAAGGACATCACCATCGTCAAGCGAGCCATCACACTGTGGGACATCGACAACTGCCTCGCAGACGACGAGTGGCGCATCCAGTACATCGACTGGGACCATCCGGACCCGTGGGTGCGGTACCGCAACTACCACACTGTGTGCGGGTCTGACCGGGCGAAGAACCAAGGTGTGTTCGAGCACTGGCTCAAGCTCAATGCTGTGCCCGTGTTCATCACCGCACGACCGGACATCACCCGATCGATCACGCAGCTGTGGCTCAACTCAGCCTTCGGCAAGATGATGCGTGACTACAACGTGTTCGAGATCTCGTTGTACATGCGCGACAACAAGGATCACCGCAAGAGCCAGGAGCTCAAGTACGACCTGGTTCAGCAAGCACTCGCAGACCGCAATGCGCAGCCCAGCGACGTTGTTGCGGCCTTCGACGACCACGAGGAGGTGTTGGCCATGTACAGACTACGCTTCGGATTCCCGACGCACCACCTCGCCATTCATTCCACCAGTGCCTATGAAAGGAAAGCACGATGAGCGACAGCAACGAAGAAGACATCAACAGCCTGGGCATGATGATGCGCGGTCGGCCGATGATTCCGGCAAGACCCAAGCGCAAGGCCGCACCCGACTTCCTGGAAGCAGGCGCGGCCACCTACCGTGAGCGCAACAAGCTGTACGGAGACAACTACCACCACTTCGGCAAGCTGATGATGGGGCTGTTCCCGCAAGGCTTGCGCGTCGAGACCCATGATGACTGGAACCGGCTTGCGCTGGTCATCAACTGCGCAGGCAAGCTGCAACGCTACACCCAGAGCTTCACGCGCGGTGGCCATCAGGACTCGGCTCACGACCTGATGGTGTACGCTGCGATGCTCGAGGAACTCACCAAGGAAGAGAAGTGATGAGCGACATCGAACACAAGCACCGCGACATCGTCACTGCGCTGGTCAAGCCCGGCATCTTGATCGCCAACGACATGGACGGCTACAAGGCCCACCTGATGCACATGATGATCGGGCTGGCCGGAGAGGTCGGTGAGCTGATGGATGCGCTCAAGCGTCCGATCATCTACAACAAGCCCATGGATTTCGAGAACATCACCGAGGAGCTCGGCGACATCGAGTTCTATCTCGAAGGGCTGCGGCAAGGTCTCAGCATCCAGCGCGAAGCCACCCTCAAGGCAAACAGCGAGAAGCTGGCCAAGCGTTACGCCGAGATGCGCTACACCGACGAACAGGCCATTGCCAGAAAGGACAAGGTCCAATGATCGCAGACGTTCAACAATTCTTCGCTGTGGGCATGAAGCGCACCTTGCCGCAGCTGCCGCAGCCTCCTGACGGCCATCAGCTGGACCTGGGGTGCGGCAAGAACCCTGTACCGGGTGCCTTCGGCCTGGACTATCCGCTGTGGGATGGCAGCAAGGACCCGATCCCTCGGCCCGACGACTCGGTGGCCGCAGTGTATGCCATGCACTTCCTGGAGCACCTCACTGGCGAGCAAGCCATCAAGATGCTGCGCGAGATCGAGCGTGTGTTGAAGCCTGGTGGCGTGCTGTACATCTGCGTGCCACACCGCATGGCTGCGCTCGCCTATGAGGACCTCGACCACAAGAGCTACTGGTCAGAGGAGACACTCCGAGTGCTGTTCCGCAACGACTACTACACCAAGCACCGCAACCGACCGTGGCGGCTGGATGTGGTGTTCAACATGATCGGTGGAGTGAACGAGCGCAACATCGCGGTGTTCATGGCGCTGGTCAAGACCAAGGAAAGCATCGAGCCGCACGGCTATTGAGGAGCACAACATGACCATCGGTGCAATGATCAAGCGCATCGCCGGGTTGGCCGGCACCAAGGACGTCTCCGACTGGGAGGACGAGTTCATCACCAGCATCGTTCATCGCTCGCACAACGGCGATGACACCACCAAGCTCAGCGAGCGACAGATTGCTGTTGTCGAGCGCATCTTCAACAAGCACTTCTCCGGTTGATCAACCATGATCGTCGTACCAGCGCTGCCCGAGCCCAGTGGACCCAACCCTCAACGCAGCAAGTTCTATGTCGAGGTGGCTGCAGCCTTTGAGTTCCTGGCAGCCTGGTACACCCTTCCCGCCGAGCAGCAAGCCCAGCTGCGCGCAGCCCTGCACGGAGCGATCTCGGCTGCGACTGCGGGCCAACCCCCAAGCGAGCCGGAAAGTCGGCCCGTAGCTCGTTCTAGTGGGCCGGCAAGCCGGTCCTAGGAGCCCAAACCATGCCCCTTCAGGCGATTCTCTTCGACTTCGAGACCACCGGGCTCACGCTTCACCCCGAGGCCGAGCTCCGCAAGCAGCCGCACGCCATCGAGTTTGGTGCGGTGCTGATGTCGCTCGATGATGGCACCATCACCGAGGAAGCCAGCATCTTGATCAATCCGGGCATCCCCATCTCGGAGGAGATCACCAAGATCACCGGACTCACCGACGCTGATGTGGCCGATGCGCCTAGCTTTGTCCAGGTGCTGCCGCAGCTGCGCAGGATGTTCGCAGAAGCCCACTGCGCCGTTGCGCACAACCTTCCCTTCGACCGAGCCATCCTGCGTGGTGAGCTCGCGCGTGCTCAGGTGACCGACTTCCCGTGGCCGCAGCGTGCTGTGTGCACTGTCGGACTGTACAAGGACCAGTGGGGGCGCAACCCGCGACTGACCGAGCTGTATGCTGCGGTGATGGGCAAGCCCCTGGCTCAGACCCACCGCGCACTCGACGACGTCAAGGCCATGGTCGAGATCGCCATCAAGGAACAACTGTGGGAGGTGTTCGTATGAGCTTGCCCCAACTGCGCGTGCGCACCGAGTTCACCTTCCGCCACACCTTCGGGCCTTGTGCGCGCGTGGCGCGTGCCTGCGCAGACCTAGGCGCACCAGCTGCGGCCATCGTCGATCCGGACACATGGGGTCACGTGCGCTGGCTCAATGCCTGCACCAAGGCCGGCATCAAGCCCATGTTCGGCACCGAGTTCTCTGTCAAGCATCACGACGGCAAGTCGCCCGTCGCATGGGTGCTGGCTGAGCAGGACCGCGTGGCCGACTTCTACAAGTTCAGCAGCGCCATCCGCCACGACAAGGCCAGCCCACTCAAGTTGATCGGCGAGCGTCGACCGGGCATCGTGTTCGCCGGGGCTGCGCTCGATGACTCCGAGTTGTTCGACTACATCGACGTCAACCCTGCATCACCACTTCAACGTCGGCGAGCGCTCGCGCTGCACAAGCGCACAGGCAAGCCCCTCGTGGTGACCAGCGACAACAGCTACCCCAAGCAGTCCGACTACGGTGCGTTCATGGCGCTGGCCGCACGTGAGCGTGCAACGCCACAGTGGGTGCTGAGCGAGCAAGAGCTGCGCGCGGCCATGCCCGAGCTCGATGATGAGTTGTGGGCCGCAGCAGTGCGGTGGACTCATGAGGCTGCCGAGCGCACAGCGAACACGCTGCGCAAGTGCCCCATCATCCACTTTGATGGCGACCTGCGTGCGCTCACGCTGGCGGGCAAAGCAGAGCGCATCAAGCTCGGCCATATCGACAACTGGACCGACGAGTACGAGCAGCGCATGCTGCGTGAGCTCGACATCATCCATGAGAAGAAGTTCGAGAGCTACTTCTTGGTGGTGTCAGACCTTGTGCAGTGGGCCAAGCAGCGCATGCTCGTCGGCCCAGGGCGTGGCTCGTCGGCCGGGTCGCTGGTGTGCTACCTGCTGCGCATCACAGAGGTCGATCCGCTGGTGCACCATCTGTTGTTCGAGCGATTCATCGACCTGACCCGCAGCGACCTGCCCGACATCGACATCGACTTCAGCGACACCAAGCGCGAGCAGGTGTTCGAGTATCTGGCCGAGCGCTATGGCAAGGAGCACGTTGCGCGCATCGGCAACGTCAACACCCTCAAGCCTCGCAGCGTGATGGCCGAGGTCGGCAAGCGCATGGGCATCCCGCCTGCGGAGACCTTCCCGGTGATCAATGCGCTGATCGAATACAGCTCTGGCGACACCCGGTACGGCAACGGGCTGGCCGACACGCTGGAGACCACAGACGCTGGTCGTCACTTCATGAGCAAGTACCCAGCCGCCAAGGTGATGGGCGACTGCGAGGGCCATGCTTGGCACACTGGTGTGCACGCTGCTGGCGTCATCGTGTCGAACGAGCCCGTCATCGAGTACTGTACGGTGGGTGCTGATGGTGTTGCGCACATCGACAAGCCCGATGTTGATGTGCTGGGGCTGCTCAAGATCGATGCGCTCGGGCTGCGCACGCTGGGTGTGATCGAAGATGCTGGTGTGGTGACAGGCGACCAGCTGTATGCCTTGAAGCTGAACGACCCTGCGGCCTTCGATGTGCTCAACAAGCGCAACTACGCTGGCGTGTTCCAGTTTGAAGGGCAGTCGCAGCGCTCTGTGTCGGCGCAGGTCAACATCAACAGCTTCGACACCATCGACCACATCACCGCCATCTCCCGTCCAGGTCCGCTGGGTTCTGGTGCGGCAGCTGCGTATGTGCGACGGGCCGATGGCCGCGAGAAGGTGTCGTACATGCACCCAACGATGGAGGCCTACCTCGATCGCACGCTCGGGCTGGTGCTGTACCAGGAGCAGGTGATGCGCATCGTGCGCGAGCTTGGTGGCTTCAGCTGGGAGGACACGACGACCATCCGCAAGGGCATGAGCGCACGCAAGGGCGAAGAGTACTTCAACCGGCTGCGCGACAAGTTCATCGCCGGGTGCCTAGCCAACGCCATCACCGAGGAGCGTGCGGCCGAGATCTGGAACCAGATCAAGACCATGGGTGGCTGGGCGATGAACGCAAGCCACACTTGTGCCTACAGCATCATTGCGTACTGGTGCTCATGGATGAAGGCTCATCACTCCATGGCCTATGCCGCAGCGTGCCTGCGCAACGCCAAGGACGACCTCCAGGTGTACGAGGTGTTGCGCGAGCTAGACCGACAAGGCATCGGCTATGTGTCCTTCGACATCGAGCGCAGTCAGGTCAATTGGCAAGTCATCGACGGCCAGCTCT